CGTTCCGTTAGCCCGACAAGAATACGGAAATGGTCGCCCACGCAAGGGTGCTGGAATACTCAATCAAGCCACCTTTAATAGAGACCCAAATAAACGCTTCCACCTCCCAATACCGGAACTTGCGGGTGGTCTATCCCTCAAAGGATGTGGTGGTTCAATGGGGGTTGCGGTTCTTGAAGATGGTGCGGGCGGCTACCGTTGGGAGATAAGAGACGATAACGGCAAACTCCTACGGGCATCTAACACGAGTTTTGAACTGTATGAAGACGCATACGCCTCCGCCGAAATGGCGATGGCCGTAATGCTTGAAAAGGCTGGGATAACAGATAGACATTTTTTGTCACCGATGGCTCCTCGCATCAAAGAGAAGTTTCAGAGGAAGAGCACCAAAGCGACGGCCGCCAGCCTCGCAGAAATGGCCTCACCTCTTCTGGCCGATGATATCCCCTTCCGGGGAGATGTGTGGGAAAACGATAATGTTATCCACTTTCCCGAGTTCAGACTGATTGACCCCCAAACTGACCTATCCGAGGATAGATTAGCAAGGAAAGAAAAGTTGCCGACAGTTGGTCTCGCACCGAAGCGGGTGAGGAAAGGCCGTGGTGGTCTATCCGCTAAACTCACAAAACTATTGAAGGGTGCCGGAATCTTTGATTCCATCTACGATTGGACGAGTTCCGCCTTTCAGTCGGCAAAAAAAAAACTCGGCTTTGAAGTTCGCAACGATTTCTCCCCCAGTGTCCGTAAGCTGCTTCAAGAAAAAGGGAGTATCCCAGTGACGAATATCCTTGCTCGGCGAGACCCCATTCAGTCCATGCTAAACTCTGCTCTCAACTTTGTAAGTTTCGGTCAATGGGACAAGTCCCGCAAAGACCTACACTACGACAAGATGTTCCATCTCGGGCTGGAAGTCACTCTGGCTACGGGCGAACGCTATACGATTGAGAAGAATGCGGTAATAGAAATCCACCCTCCGAAACCGATAACGGCAGATACGGAAGGTCGCATCGTCGCCTTATCGCAACCGACTTCCATTAACAAGTTGCTGGAAGGTGCGAAGAACATGTTGGGTGTGAATATGTTTCTGTATGACCCATTCACCAACAACTGCCAAGATTTCGTCATGGCAATGTTGAAAGGAAACAACTTGGCGACACCGTTAGTAACGGCATTCGTGAAGCAACCACTGGAAGCAGTCGTCAAAGATTTGCCATCCATCACCCATACGCTTGCGAAGGGCGTTACGGATGTCGGGGCGGTTTTTGACCGACTCACACAAGGTGCGGGCAAGGGCGGCAAGTTTGAAGCCCAGTTGCGGAAAGTTGGTATTGAACCTTCGTCGTATCTCAAAGAGGCACAACGGAGAGCCAAGAATGCTGGGCTTCCTCACAAAGTATTAGGGTTCGCCGATGACGGAATACACAAACTTGCTATTCCGGACGCTGAGGGACGGATGGTAAAGTTTGGACGGGCTGGCTACAAAGACCATCTGATTTGGTCTCATCTTGAACGGGCTGGAAAAGTTCCGAAGGGGAGTGCGGACGCAAAGAAGAACACATTCCATAAGTCGCATTCGGCGATAAAGGGAGACTGGAAGAAGAACCCGTTTTCTCCGAACAACCTTGCGTTGAAGGTGCTTTGGTAGAAACGGGCTGAATTGTTTGGTATTCTTTAGGTAATGGAAATGACACATTTCCATCACCGAAAGTCCCACTCCAAGTGCGTTTAACGGAAATAGCATTACCGGCAATATCCGTTACATTAACCATTGGAGTGTAGAGGTGTTTAATCGTGGCGATGTGTGGGAGTGGGTCGGACATACTTATTGATTACGCTGGAATTAAAGATGGACTACAAACCAATTCACGAGAACGGGAGCGGTCGCAGCCGCCGCACCCGTTATGCTGAAAGTGCCGGCCGCTGGAGTCGGGACTCGGAGGTCAATACAAGTTGCGTCTGGGGCTTGCGTAGGAGTAATCATAACTATTCCCGTCGCAGTCAGACCCGGAATCAAGACGGCAATCGTTGCTGCTCCGAGTGGAATTGTCGCAACGCCGCTCTGGAGGGCACTCGTAAGACCGAATATTGCGTCCGTCGCCGCACGAGGGACGGGGCCGACACTGACAAGAGTCTGTGCGAAAGCAGCGTTCTCATACGAAGTAAGTTGAAGAACGCCCTCGGGAATGGCACCCACCCCTACACCGCCGCACCCCAAGTCCCACTGGTAAGCAATCTGGCTTAGGGCACCTTTCGTCTCGGAGAGAACAAGAGACGCAACATTTCCGGGCGTGCCGGCATTGGGAGCAGTCGCACGAATCGTAAGTATGCTACTCTCTGACGATTCCGCTTGAACTATTACGGCTTCGGACTGGATAGTGCCAGACGATTGAACGCCGCCCGCACCGAAAATGGCACCGGTCGCCCAAAGATAGTCAGAGGAGGCAGCAAGAACTACGGAAGCCATCTGGTATTATACCTATTACCAAGATTATTTTGGCGGAGGATTTCGTTTTACATGAGCCGGGCAGACATTCCTCCACGATGGCGGCCGCCCGTTCCAGCACCCGCACCCGCACCCGTGCCGTAGCCTACTGCCGACATGCCCGACTTGAGATTGCCGAACATTCCACTATCGGGGAGGAGACCTTTAGCCGCCGAAAGCAGAGGCTTCGTCTGCTGATAGACATCCTTCGCCTTGGAGAGGATGTTCGCAAGAGAGCCAAACATGCCCGCACCACCAACATAACGCTGGAGCATGTCCCGAGTGCCCGTCGGGGCAAGCGGAGCCGAGATGATGTCTTGCTCGGAGAGGACACCCTTGATGATACGGGACGAACCACGGATGGACTCAAAGAAACCCGAGTTCGCCGTAATGACGAAGAGCTGGGCTCCGACAATATCCACACCCGTCGTGTTCTTGACTTGGATGTTGAACTGGAAGGTAAAGTTGCCGACGAGCGACGGGGCTTGGCCCGTCTGGAGGGTAATGTCTTGCGACGGCTTGAGGACGAGGAGACCGCCGACGAGGGGGACACGACCACACGCCGCACCACCAAAGCCCGAAGAGGCACCGAGCGTTCCCGTCTGGTTCGCAGTTCCCATGTGTGCCTCACCCACCCAAGTGTTCCAGTCCATATCCAGACCATTCTTAACAGACATCGCATAGAGCTGCTCCGTCGTCTGCGACGAGAGAAGACCCGCAAAGTTGTCAAAGTTGATTGAGAGAGGTGCCGTAACATTGTCCGCCGAAGAGGCGACCGGGAGATAATAGTCGCCAATCTGGGGCGTGAGAGACGAAGCGAGGGGTTTCACATAGATGATGAAAAGGTCGGGAATCTGGGGAAGCGTAATCGTCTGCGACTGAATCTGGGCGACGGTGCCGGCAAGAATGTCGCCACCTTGATACGAGGTAATGTAGCGGGGAAACTCCATGTATGGCACAACCGACTTGGGCGGTAGGGGGACATCAAGCGATGGCGTGAGGAACTGGCAATTGACACGAGAGGTGGAGAACGCCCCCGGATTTGAAAAGGGATTGTAACTCGCTGGCGTGAGCGAGCAGCCGAGACTTGTCGTGCTCCGGACAGTGCGGGCCGGGGACTGAAGATTCATGATGAGCTGGATGTTGTTGATACCGAAGAGACCCGTGTCCCACTCGTGGCAGTCCGAGAAGACGAACGGCGAAAGGACGAGTTTCTCCGTAGAGCCCCACCGGAAGTAGAGCGGGTAAGCCAAGCCAGTTCCAACTGCTCCCGCAACGGGCCCCAGATTGTTCCACTGACCCGGAACGGCACCCGGATTGACACCCACAACGGCACCCACAGCACTCCAGACACTGCCCCCATAGACGACGAGACCGCCAACTGGGTATATCCCCGCAACAAGCCACGGGGCTGGGAGGCAAGGCTGGCCGTTGATAGAAACATAGTTCGCAGCCGGATACCCAGTGCCAGCGGGGTAAGCGGGGGTGTAGAAAGACGCTGCGGTAGTAGCGGGAAGAGGGTTACCGGCGGGGTTGGTATAGATTACATTGAGGAAAGCACCATTCGGGGTCTCGGCAAAGTCCGTCTGGCTCTCGTAGCCCGCCAGAGGATTATTGATAGCACCCGCACAATCGTTGTAGCTCTGATACTTGTCAAGCATCGTCGGGCAAGTCCGCTGGAGGCGATTTTTCTTGTAGTCCGTGAGACGGAGAACTTCCTTGAGGACATCTTGCGAGTTAATGACGCTCGTCGTGTCGTTAATCGTCGCCGTGAGCGTGGAGCAAAGAGCGTTGAGCGGGAA